TCTACACCAAACGGAATGAATCATTTTCATAAACTTTGGGTAGATGCGAATAGAACAGAAGGTCATAAGTTAAAAAACAAATTTGTGCCAGTAGAAGTACGGTGGCAGGATACTCCAATCAGTCCCGGAAGCCCAAAATTAAGAGATGAAGAATGGGCAGCAGAACAAATAGCAAATACTAGCCCAGATCAATTTGAACAAGAATATGGATGTAACTTTATTGGTTCAGCCAATACTTTAATTTCTACAACCAAATTAAGTGTGCTTGCTCCAGAAGAACATTTATCAGAAGATTCTGAGGGATTGAAAATATTTGAAAAACCTCAAAAAGACAAAGTTTACTTTTTGCAGGCTGACGTTGCTCGTGGACAGGGATCAGATTATTCGGCTTTCACCGTAATAGATGGAACTTCGGCTCCATATAAAATAGTTGCAACATTTGCAAACAATGCAATAAGTCCTTTTTCTTTTCCTAATGTAATAAAAAAGGTTGGAGAACAATATAACAATGCATATGTATTGGTTGAAACAAATGACATTGGTGGTCAAGTCTCGGCTATTCTTTATAATGATTTAAATTATGAAAATGTTTTGATGACAAAAATTATGGGTCGAAAAGGACAAATTTTGTCTCAGGGGTTTGCAAATGGCAAAAGTGAATATGGTTTGAGAACCACTGCTCAAACAAAAAAATTAGGGTGTGCCATCTTAAAACGGTTGATAGAAGAAGACAAAATGTTGATTAATGATGAAAGAATCATACAAGAACTTTTAAGTTTTGTATCTAAATCAAATACATTTAAAGCAGATGATGGGCACAATGATGATCTTGTAATGACTTTGGTATTTTTTGCATGGCTTTCTAGACAAGAATATTTTGCTGATCTACTTGAAACTGCTCATATGAATTATGAGGAGGCCAAAAAGCCAGAAGATGAGAATACTTTGTTCATGTTAAATCCCAATGCCGATGACGATGATGAATATTCCGATGGCAGTGTTGTTTGGTATCGTGCTTAAAATTATAAATATTTTAACACCAGAGGCATAAAATGGCACAACAAGTAAGTTTAAATTCTTTTATTAATCCAACCAATTATGATACCGAAATAGCTACAAATAAACTTTATGCTGCATTTTTGGCAGGATCTACTTATTATCCTCCAATTTTTAATGGAGTAAACCAAGCCACCAGTGTCAATCCTGGTGGTTTATTTGGTTGGTTGATTTATTCAAGAACAGCTATAGCCTCACCAACAAAAGGAGTAAGCACCGATACATACATTGCTTACGGATCTCCGAATGATTTAATTAATGATTTAAATGCACTTTCGGGTATTACATATGCAATTATTTCTACTTTAGCTGCTGGTGGGACATTTGGTTTATTTACTAAATCTGGGAATGATTTAACTGGTACAACCATAGGCAATGATTTTATTCTTGCAAATACTTATTTGTCTTATGGTGGTGTTTTGGTTATTGCTGGCACTACTGCCGGTTTTGTAAATTATACCAATGCTACAAATAACAATATTGATGTAATATTTGGTTCAACTGGTTACACAAGCATTTTAAGGTATATGGATGTATTATCACCCTACACAGTAGGTATATTTCCATCTATAAATGATGGTGCTGGATTTACTGCTCAAAATTTTGATACCATATATCCAACAGCAGTATCTGATACAACAATAAGCAGTAGAATTTTTAATGTTGGTGGTCAAATTATTAACAAAAATATTCCAACAAGTACATTAGCTTCGAATACAACAATAACATATACACAATCTGGTATAGCTGATGTTGCTGGAGCATTCACACGTTCTATTGATGCAGACAAATATTTCTTAACTGTTGCAGGACCAGATTTGTCCAGTGTGTTAAATGGTATTTCTGTTAACCCTACTAAATGGGAAACAACAACTACAAAAAATATTTACAAAAAGAATAGAGTAAATTTTTATACTATTGGTTTACAAAGTGCCTTTTTGGGACTTGATACCGTAGGAGCAACAGCCGGAGCCAATGTATCATATACAAGTGATGAAAGAATTGGTCCAGCAAACATTAAGAATTCAATTCGTAGAGATGCAACACAAATATTGCTAAAGTATGTATTTGATCTTAACAATTCAACAACTCGTTCAGCGGCAACTTCTGATATAACTCTACTCATTGAGACAAATTATAATCAATATTTGGATCCAACTTATACTCAGGTTGTATGTGACAGCACAAATAATACCGATAATTCTTCAATTTTGAATGCTGATGTTACAATTAAACCAATTATTGCAACATCAGAATTTACAATTAACGTTTCCGTAGAATCCTCAACATAATAAATGCCAGCATCACCATACAATTCCATAAAAGCATTTAAAACCGCTTTCAACGGCGGAACACGCTCTAATAGATTTGAAGTAGTATCTACTAGTGGATGGCCCAGCAGGGTTGGTACTGTAGATATTGCCAAATCAAAATTAAAAATACATGCCACAACAATGCCCAAATCCGATTTGGGTCAAATTGGTATTGGATATAGAGGAAGAATATTCAGCATGGCTGGCGACAGATCTTATTCTGTTTGGCCAATTCAGATGTATGATGATAGTGGAAACAATAATCTATGGGTTGCTTTTAATAAATGGAAAGAATTGATGGATGGTCACGTAACCCATACAGTTGATGGAGATAATTTTTCTTATTCAAGATTACAAAAAACTTGGGTTTTAAATCAATTAGGTTTAAATGGAGACGTTATAAGAACATTTAAACTTGTAAACTGCTGGCCAAGTCAAATAGGTGGAATTTTACTTGATATGAATTCTATAGACGTAGTGACATTTCCTGTAACATTAACTTTTGATTATTTTGAAATAACAAAGGGGCTTTAATAATGTCAATTAAAATCACTATTTCGGATTTTAAAAAAGCTTTTAACGGAGGTTCTCGTTCTAATCGCTTTGTTGTTGAAGGTAAAATTCCTTTTGCCAATAAACCTATTACAAAATTTCATATCAAAACAACAGCATTGCCTTCTCTTTCTTCACAAACAACAGAATACAATTTTTTTGGTAGAAGAGCTTATTATCCAAATGAATCAAGTTATCAAACTTGGTCTTTAAAAGTTTTAGATGATACTGGTGCAAATGAAGATTTATGGAAAATGTTTAATGTTTGGAGTAATAGAATAAACAACCATCTTAGCAATAAATCTTCAATACTAACAAAAAATTCAGATTATAAAGCGTATAATTGGAAAATTAAACATTTAAATTTAAATGGTGATGAATCGAATCCTTTAAAAACTGTTATTCTACAAGGGTGCTGGCCAAAATCTGTCATGCCAATGGGCTTTAACATGGCAAATACTAATGCACTAAATGATTTTGATGTGGTCTTTGTGTATGACTATATTGAGATTCCAGGGGTTACAAAGCGATTATAAGTATAAGGGAGACTCATGGAAATCGATCTTTTTGGCTTTCAATTCGGTAAAAACAAAGAAACTAAAGTAGAAAAGCTAGATAAAGCTCTACAGAAGTTTACTGCACCAGAAACTTTTGATGGTACTGTTACCATAGAAGCTGGTGGTTATTTTGGTTCTGCTATTGACTTTACTGGCACACTGAAAGATGAAACAAGTTCTGTAATTCAATACAGAAACATGTCTGTGTATCCCGAAGTTGACAATGCAATTGAAGAAATTGTAAATGCTGCAATCGTATTGGGTACAGATATTCGTCCTGTCAAATTGGATCTACACAATTTACCAATCTCGGATCCAATTAAATTAAAAATTTATAAAGAATTTGATACCATAATTCATCTATTAGATTTTAATCATAGAGCATATGAAATTTTTAGAAGATGGTATATTGATTCAAAAATATTTTATAACATTATTATCGATAAAGATCGTCCTCAAGATGGTATATGATTGTACCGGCGCCGTTAATCTGGATCGAATTGCTCTCTGTGCCTATTCCGCCAATGTTCACGCGAGTGGTCAACGACTTGGTTCCAATCGAAAGCGAATTTACACCATCACCTGCTCCGTCGAT